TTTTATATTGTTCACCGTATAGTTTAGTTGAATTAAAGGAAGCGCCATAAGAGTATTGATTCTCGTACTGCGCTGCATAATCAGAAAATACAGTTAGGTCATCATACTGTCTTCCTACTGTAAATTTAGCATCCTTACCTATTTTGCCAAAAAATCTGGCGACGTCTTGTGAATAATTTCCACCTTCCTTTATAGAAAACTTCTGATACTCTGCTCTAGAAACTGTTCTGTTAGCTTTAAATGAGCTTAAATAAATTTCATCAGCTGAATCAACTACTAATTTAACGTTAGTACTTAACTTTGGGTTAGCTCTTAAAACTGCAAAAGATTTATTTTCTACTAAATTTTCTTGTGAATTTAAGTTTATAGCAGCCATTAATTAGACCTATTTTTGGTTTTAGCTATATATCACCCTTTGCAAAGTCAAAACTTATTGCAAATATCTCAGGTTATACTGAATGTCACTGCTGAAATCAGTTTCTCCATCGATGAATGTTCTGTAAGAATAGCTAGGACCACCGGTTAATCTGTATCGTGTTAGCTGCTTGCTAGTAATAGAGTTAACGTTTCTTCCTGTAGATTTATATTTAGAGAAAACTTCAACATCAAATGAGAAAGAGTTAGAGAAAGAATCTTCAACATCAATTCCTATTTTCTTAGAATACGTTAAGTTTGTAAAAGTATTTCCTAAAACACCACCTACTCTACCTGTTCCAGTTGCACCATCGCCGTTATAGTCTGTCATTCTATATTGGAAAACTAAGTCAACTGAAATAGAATTACCATCTCCCGCAGAAATTCTCTTCTTTCCAAATTTATTATTAGAATCTACAACAATAGAAGATGTGTTTATTGGAGCTAAATATAAGAATGAACCACATGACTTTCCACCTAACAAGTATTGGTCATTAGCCTCAAACCCTTGTTTAACAACAGTTCTAACACCTGGGTTAGCACCATCATCACTCATATTGTCAATTATCCTAAGGGGTGTTTGCTTTTTACCACTTGTATCATTAGCTCTTCTAGGAGCAGTTTTAGGAATTCCCACCATACCATTACTTTGAATCTCCAGTGCCGTTAAAGGAGTTCCTGTTGGCTGTGAAGATAAGTGTGAATTTATCAGTGGGTGATCGACGTGTAAAAATATACCGTTATCGTATGTTGCCGTAGTCACGGCGTTTATTGTAGCAAGCTCAGGCTCAGAGCTGGAATCATAGGTTCCTGCCCAAATATAATCAGTACCTGAAACACCAGTGTTAGTAAAGCTATTTTGAGTTGTTGTGCTCCAGTCTTTCATATCTGTACTGTTACCGTTTGTTCCAGTATATCCAGATGCACATGTGTAATATCCTAAACCGTATTCAAATTTGTCATACCCTGTTTCATCAGTTGAATCTAAATCAACTTCAGTATAATGAGCATCGCTATTTGCAAGGTTTTTAAATCTAGAGTAAATAAATTGACCATTAAGTTGCGTAGACTGGTTGGGCGATTCATTAAAATAAGAGTTACCTGAAGCTTGCGCAGCATCTAAGTTTTGATACGCAACAGGAACTAAATCGTATTTTCCTTCAGTAGTATAATATGTATTATCCGTAACCGCTGAATCAATAGAACCACTTCCTAGACCGAAAGTTTGTCCAGTTGTAGATATAAACGCAGGCTGAGTAACATCACCTACCAGCTTAGAAACTAGCTCTAGTGTAGTAGATTTAGTGTTAGATAACTCTATCTTGTAATTCTTTGTTACAATAAATCCTTTCTTATCTGTTGCAGGTACTTCATCAGTATAATATCCTGCAAATAACTTAACAGTTGAGTTGTTTTTAACTGGAGTAACATTACCGTCTTCATCAACGATAGAGACTTTTAGTTCTCCAACTGCACCTGTTATCGCTGCTGTCAACCTGTCAATAGTAGCTTGCATTTCGGCAAGTTTATCATAAACTGAAATCGGAGATTGTTCTCCTGTTAAAAAGCCTGATGCAAGGTTAGTAGCACTGTGTGCAAAATAAGTTTCATTAGAATTAAATCCATCTGAAAGGTGGGTGTATAATCCCTGTGCATCTAAATCAGATTGTAATTCTACCTTTAAGTTGTCAAGTTCGTTCTGCGTTAAAACGTCTCCAATTCCATCAGTATTTAATTCTCCATCAGGAAACTCAACCTTGATAATATCAGACCAATCAGATTCTATAGGGTTAGAAGGAAATCCAGCCTCAGATAAAGATTTAACCATTATCTCAACGACTTCTCCACTGTTAATTGGAATATCTAAAGAGTTAAAGTTAATTGCCTGTGCATCTTCTTCGCTTTCAATAACCCAGCTATATCTTCCATCTTCTAACTTTTGTCTTTTTCTAACAGGTCCTTCAACTTCAACCCAGTTAGAAAACGCTGCAGTTTTACTAGTATCGTTTGTAGAATCTTCAAACTGAATTTGTTCTATTTGAGAAGTTTTTCCAGAAGTAGAAACATATCTATATCTAATTTTGAATTGCACAACTTCTTGTGAAACCCCTTCACCAACGGTCTTAGCTTCTGGAATGGACCAAAAACCTCTAACTCTAAACTTAGGAGTTATCTTTGCAACGTCACTAGATTCAGAAGCTGATTTTATTTGAGTAACCGCTGAAGAATAAAACTTCGATTCAGATTCTCTTTGAGAAACTAATGAAGAAAGTTCACTTCTTAAATTATCTTTTTCAATTTTAGATTGAAACTTTTTAGTATTAAATAGAGCTCTTTTCTTTCTAATAGTATCATCTAATTTTGTAAGTTGCTGCTCTGCAGAAGACTTATCAGCTTTCAACTGCTTAATCTGTTCAGTTGTAGTGTTGTCAGTCATGTGCTTGTTAATTTGCACAACTTTAAAGTTAGACGTATTTAATATAGGTGAGTTGGGTTGAATTCCCTCTGATGCAGGTGGAATATAATCAACCTTTAAAGATTTGATAAATTGACCAAAGTCAGCAACAGAATCTTTATAGTATAAAGCTAAATTCTTTTCAGTACCATCATCTAAAATGATAGTTAATTCGTTTGAATAAAATCCAATACCAGGTGAGTACTCATTTGAAGGTAATTTAGAAACAGGGTCAATAGCTTTAATAAAGACAACCTGTCTTTCGTTGTATCCTATTTTTACCTCTACTTCTAAATTTGTATCGATTCCTTTGTTGATTACAAGGGAGTCTGCACCAACTGGTATGTTTTCAAATCCTTCTAATAATTTTAATTCAACCTGAAGGGTAGAATTATCGATAGAAAGAATTTCATATCTTGTATTGTAGTTTCCGCTATTTACAACTAAAGAATCTCCTACTCTTAAAACTTCAGTATCTCTCATAGACTTTGAAGAATCAGAATATGTAAGTTTGTTTAGTGTAAATAATTTTATACTCTTAGTATTAGTAACTCCATCTACTACTTGAGACTTTTGCTCGTTAGAAACATTGAGAACATCGAAGGTTCCTTTATATTGAACCTGTCTCATCGGCATGTCTACAACTTCACTATCAACATAGTATTGATAATTGTTTTCAGCTATCTCGTTTTTAAAAGTAGTGTAATCTATCTCACTTTCACCTTTGTAAATCTCATCGAAGGCAGTTAAACTAGCTAATACGTTACTATCGAAAATATATCTTTCAACATATACTCTCTCAGTCTCAACTGGAATCTGACCAGTTACATCTAAGTTTATCGTCAATAATGGATTTAAAAAGTCTTCAAAAAACTCGTTCAACTTAGTTTTAAAGTTGACAGGAGTTGATAGATTTTTAATATCTTTAGCAGGTGATTTTAATTTAGAAGTATGAATTCTTCTAAAAGAACCGTCCTTTAAACGTATATTAGCAGAACTATTATCTAATCCTGAAATTGCTTTTACGTTTTTATCTAATCTTTCAATCTCTCTTTTTAAATATCCGAACGCAGGTATCTGAAGAGGTTTAAGCTCACCTGTAACCTCGTCAAATATATTAACGGTCACAGTTTGCTTATCAGTAGTTATAGCCTCATTGATACGCTCAAACGTTTCTAAAGAATTAGAATTTAATTCCAGAAATTGTTCAAGTAAATGTGATATAGAATTGCTAGCGCTCATATTTATCTAATAATGTCAGATTCTAACGTTTTATTTGTTTCATCAATACAGATAAGTTCAATGTAAGGTGTATTGCTTAAAAGCTCTGTTGATGCTATCTCAAGCTTTTCAGTCCAAACACCTTCTTGTTTAGACCATATCTTTATTGATTTTCCAGACATGTTAGGTAGCTGGTTTTTAAAAGAAAGTTTTACAACTTGTCCTTTTTTCCAAGAAACTACACTATCGTCTATGTATATATTTAGATTAGAACTAGGTGGAATAGGAGAACCTACTAATAAATTAATTCTAACTAAATTTTCAAAATTCTTTAATCTTGTCCATATTCCTTTTAGAGATGCAGTTGTAGGATTAAACGGATTAGTTGAATCTATCGCATCTTCTAAGGAGCCGGAAGAAATGTCGTATATAAACAAATCATTCATTGAATAAACACCTCCAGTGTTAGTTACCTTTAACTTTTCATTTGATTTGCTTAATTGTATACCACTACCCTGTTGAATAACGTCAGTATTATACTGTACTGATGTCGGAATGGTTCCATCTATAATGTTATTAATTCTTTGATTAGCCGATGTAATTAGCTCTAACATCGAACTTGGCTTCTTATAGTTAAGAGAAGCATTTTCTAAAGACGCTTCTAGTCCATCCATTCTCGTAACTAAATTTTGTAGTTGAGGAGAAGTTAAGACTAAATTCTCTAAGTTTTGTAATCTATCACCCAACTTAGAATATCTGTCATTTGCACTCTTTAGGATTTCAGCTGCTTTTTCAAGAGCAGATGTTGTGTCAAAGAAAACGTCCATTGAAAAGGTAGTGTAGTCATTGATATTCTTTTCTACACCTACATTATCAAGAGATGAATTAAATTTAAGGTTTAACTTTAAAGCAAATGCATTACCATTTAAACCTGTAATTTCATTCGGCTTATATTTGCTCAGTTCAGGAATATACCATCCTGTAGAACCTGAGTCGTATTTCCACTGGTCTAATATAATAACTCCATAAAGATTGGTAGCTCTGTTGCCACTATTAGACTTAGAATATAAATCGTAATATACTAGAATGGCGTTAAATCTAAAATCGCCACCTCTTCTAGACCACTCTAACATATTATTTAAAGAAGGATCGCCTTCAATTTTAGCATAATATGAGGGATCGAATTCAATACCATAACTGTAAACTTGAGTTTCATCTACGCTTAGAGTACCTTGGTCGTTATCAGCTAATGGGTCTAAGTTTATATTTGAATCTGGGTGAGTTTGACCGTCTCTACCGTTAATAAAGTTTCCAGTAGGTTGATATGAGTTAGTGGTCGTGTTATAGTTTGTAGATTTAAATAAAATTTCTGGAGTGTATCCTACATTAGAAGGTACATTAACAAAAATCTCACTAAATACTTCTCCACCATAATTTTTATCATTTGTAACGTCAATATCTCCGATGTATTTTACAACTTTACTGTATTCACTACCTGTAAGCGTAGAATCATCTTCTTCTATTACTCTTGAAAATCCATTTACTACTTCCTGTGAAGTGGCTGTTCTAACTCTAAAAGCTCCTAAATGATTTAAATACTTAAAGAAAATCTTTTCAGCATCACTAGTATAAACTGTAGAATCAAAATCATCGTCAGTAAGAATATAGTTCTCTAGGTTTAACGCATAGTTTTGAAATGTCTGCGCGAAATGGCGGTTCGCAGAATCATCTGGCGTTGTATCATCGTAAGAAGGTGCAACTGCAGGCTGTGCTACAGGTCCTCCTTCATAGAGATTATCAAACTGAATATAATTATTTGTTGAACCTTGTGAAGGTTCAGAAACTACAGGAATATCTAAAAGAGCAAACTTTGAAAATTCAAAGTTTATGTCAGGGTTGTAATATGCCCTAGTCAAATCTCTTGCGGCACTAGCAAATGCATATAGTGTACCGCCTTGTTCCTGTGGAATCCTTACTAGTGGTGTTGCCATTTAGTTAGCTTTATGTTTTTAATACGTTACAGTTGAGTTAGCAGATGCAATAACATACCATGATGTTCCTACATATCTAAGAGTTAACGTACCGTTTGCAGCCATACTAACAGCTGATGCTCCAGCAACGTTACTAGGGTCTACTGTAATACCTCCACCGCTAGCTATCAATGTAATTTCTTGACCTTCATCGCCAGCTGCTAATGTGTTTGTTCCACTGAACGTGTTAGAATCTAACACATAAGTATGATGTTCATAACTGTTTGCAGCAGGTAAAGAAGTTGGTGTTACTGTAGAGTATCTGATACCATCTTCTATAATAAGCTGACCTTCAAATGTAGCCGGTAAACTGTTAACTATCTGTGTTGAGCTAACTACAAATCTGTTAGTACTGTTTGCAGTTAACGTTAAACTTCCACCTGTTATAGCGCCAGTTAATGTTAAAGACTGTGCAGTTGTGTCTAACAAAGCTGTTATTCCATCTAGTCCAGAATCAAGAGCACTAAAGTTATCATTGATAACTATTCTTGAAGTAGAAAGACTATCTGTTCCGTAAATTGTTGTAATACTTGCCATTTCTTTTTAAATTATTGTTAAGATGTTTTTTGTTGTTACATTTTTATTTCCATTAGAATCAGTCAATTCTAACTTGATTGTATAATCACCTTTGCTCTCAAACAAATAAGTCAGCCACTGATTGTTGTAGTATATATCTTTTTCATCTAGACTATTATTTATTAAAGTCCACTCTTGCTTTATGATGCCTGGCATATTTGTCAGGTCGTAAGAGAATGTTAGATGATTTAGTATTTTTACTGCCTCATGGTCTCTAATGATGTTTAAATTTTCAAACGTAGGATTGTAACTAACATAGTGTTGAATTCCTGATATATCACCGTCTGAAAGGGTTATGGTGTTAAAATCATAGTTTCTTCCAGGTTCCTCGGCAACCGCTAAAATAAAAGTACACTCGTCGTTTGTTCCATCTCCATTCGTGTCTACATATACAGGATTATAGTTAAATCTAGCTAATCTTGGGTTAGTCTGCTCTGTCAAAGCATTTAATTCATCAGCGACAATCTGCCACGCAGATAAATCAGTTGCGTCAGCTGGATATGTAGAGGTTATAGTATACGTGTCAGTTTGTGCAAGGTTATCACTCGGGTCTATCCAATTCATAGTTAATTCACCGCTTCCTGTATATCCTTGGTCTATTCTTACGTCTATTTTAAATGAAGAGTTTATATCACTTCCAACTCTAGTCATATCCCAACTAACCTCATCACCATCACCCCATGTATGTGGTTTTAAATTTCTCCACTGATATGGTCCTTGTGTTTCTGAAAAGCCTGTTGGAGAAGAAGGGTCTAAATACCTTCTAACCATTGAGAATTGAAATCCGTTTTCAGTTCCATTTAAATAGTTTGCTCTATTTAAAGTTAAGTAGTAGGTTCCTATTACGTCTCTAACTTCTTCTTTGTTTTCATGAGCCCAATCCCATGAAGAACCTGCTTCTTCCCATGGAGTCTTATATTCTCTCCATGAAAGTTTAGGATATGTTTTTTCATAAACACCATAGATTTCAACCTCTTTCTGTGCAACGTGAATTGATTCTTCTCTTCTAATTACACTTCTAACGTTAAACAAATCATGAAAAGCCAGCTCTACGTTGTAAGTTCCGTGATAAGGTAAAACTAATGGAATCTCGTAATAGTCTGCTATTGGACCTCTTAGCGTTTTAGAATAATTATTAGGACCAGTAATAAACCATTCAATTTCATAGACGTTTCTGTACCACCAGTTATCCCATGTCATATCATCTCCGCTTTCCTCAACATCTAAAAACGTAAAGTCTGCAGAATCCCATGTTTGTGGTAATGAATTTGCTTTTAAATTTATAGGAGCTCCAATAGGTATACCGCTAAGGGTTTGAAAGGAGTTCATATCAGTATCATAGTAGTCGGTGTAAAAATCATCTATACTTTCTATTACGTCTGATTTGTCAGATGAGATTATCAATGCATCAAAATCTTGACCTATACCTGTTAATCTATAGTCTACTTTTCTTAAATCTTCTATGAAAATTCTTCTCTCACCTGGAGTAAGTTCATAGTCTACATGAACACCTTCATCTATGTCTTCTATTTTATGCTGATTACTAAAGACTCTGGTATTTACCTTTGCGAAATAGTCTCCTTCTCCAGTGATGTCAACAATCTTAGCCTGTAAAGGTAAATAGTATTTTTGAAGCTTATTCTTTAAACCGTAAAGTTTTATTAAAACTTCATCGGGAGAAAAATCAAAAACCTCATCTACCTGTGGAATATCATACTTGTCGAAAGTTCCGTTAAAGTTATTTAATCTATAGACCAATGAAAATCTAGAAGTTTTCTTATGGTTAGAGTTAGGTAACTGTGTGCTCTCGCTTTTAGCAGCCAAGAATCCTTTAGTTTCTTGGTTAGGAACCGCTACTGCAATCATTTTTCCAAATCCTTCGGCCTGCTCATTTATATTAAGCCAGTATTCCTTTAGAGTTAGGTTATCATATCCATAAAACTTAATAGCATTTAATAGAGCTTTATAGGTTCCAATAAAAGATTTTATTTCTTTTGCCTGTAGTAAAAGTTCTTTTCTTTTTTGATTGATTATTTGATAATCAGGTGAAAGCTCTTTAATGTCAGATTTTTTAAAGATTAAATAATCTGCTTCCTCTAAGTTCATACCTATGTTAGTTAGCAAATCCTTTAATCTCTCATCCTCTCCTTCAACCTCACCATAGATTCTAATCTCAGCCACTAAATGTGTGTTAGTATTAGAAACTCTTTCGTGAATTTGTAAAACTCTAGTGTGAAAACCTTCATCCTTACTAGAAAGAGTTACGTTACAGCTCATTGGAACGGCTTTAGGCTTTGTAGAAATTACCTTAACTCCATTAGAAATAGATGAAGAAACAGAAGCGGCCTGTAAATCAGCATCAAGACTTTCAATTCTTTTTACATAAAATTTAGAATCCCTGTTCTCCGTTGAATATAAGTAAATATCGTTTGAAGAGCCATACTCATTAATAAAGTTAAACCTAAACTGAGCATTATTTCCATTCTCTGAAATAGGGTTAACATATCCTATTTGACCTAAACTAGCTTCAACCTCTTCTAATATGTAGATTGTAGTTGTCTCAAATAATCCTTCTGAAACTTCAGGTAAATATATTGTACCTGTCCACTTTTCAAGAGTAGAATCATAAGACATGTTTAAGTCATTAGATTGACTGTCAAAGAATTTTAAATTTTCGTATTTAGCCATTATCTAACCTTTTTATCTCTTTTACTGTGCGTATATGATTTGTGTAATTTTAAAGTTGTAACTGCGTCTACAAGATCGCTTACTACAAGCTGAATTAAAGTTACAAAGTCATTCATATACTTGTTTCTAAAAATATATGGCGAAATAGAGTTCTTAAGCGCATTCTCAGTATAGTCGTTTCCTAGATTTTTTCTATTATCAACTGCACCTTTTCTTGCGTCATAGGTTCTCTTTCTTCTAACCTTAAATAAATTAGTATGTAAATCTGCCATTATAGAAGGTTTCTGTTTTTAGCCTGTATTCTAGTGAACACTGTGTTAGGAATTGCAGGTTCATCAAAATAAATTGATAAAGCTGCCATCTCACCGGTCGCTGCTCCATCTTTGACTAAAACATTATCTCTATCGTTCCAGCCTCCTCTAAATAAAGCTATTTCTTCTTTTCCTAAAATAATATCTCCAAAGGAATCTAAATTAATTACATCTTCAGGAAGAGCTGCACCACTTTCAAATGAAACTTGTGTGTTTTTAACGTTTCTTTTAAAGAAAACATATTTTTGTTTTCCATTTCCAATATCTTCAAGAACTGGGGTAGAAGGGGTTACAGTGACAGTTTGAACGGTATAAAATCCTTGTCTTCTTGCGTCTTCTTCAGCTTTAGAAGTAAATCTAACATTTACAGAGTCTATGCCTTCTATTCCTTCTAACAATGCGACAATATCTGATTTAGGAAGTCTGTCTCTTCTTGTGATAGACATTAAATAATCTGATATTTTTGTTCTAATTTGAGTAGATAAAGTTTCTTTGTGATAACCTTCAAAGTATCTTACCTTAACGTCCATTCTAAAATACTGTACACTTGGTTCAACTATCTTAACTTCAGTTGTTACCATCTGTTGATTAGAATTTTCAATTAATTCTAAGATTGCATCTTTTTCTAACTGAGAAAATGTAAATTCATCTACACTTAAGCTAAAGTAATCTTTATCTTTAGTTAATTTTCTTTTAGTATCAGGTAGCATAAACAAATAAATTACATTATCATCGTCTATGTAACCGTCTTCGGTTGTATTGTATGCATCTAAATAAGAGAACATTCCGTATCTTGATAAGAAGTGTTCGTAATTTTCAGGTCTTGCAAGAACAAATGAATTGGATTGTAATGGAGCTATCAATTTAGTTAATTCTAAATTTTCAGGGTCAGCTCCTAATCTAGGTGTAACTGTGAATGAAGACTCTAATAGGTCATTTAAATTATATAGATTTCCTAGGCTATCACTTCCTTCAGTTTCAAATTTAAAAGTAAGGTCTTTTGAACCAATTAAGTTACCCGCTGCGCCGTCTGTTTTAATATACTCGACCATAATTGAAGAACCTGTTGTAGGAACTTTACCAAAAGAGCCGTTTCCAAAATAAATATCTAAACCTCCTGAAATTCCAGTTTTAACCAAGAACCCTTCAGTGTCTTTTTTCATATCATACATAGAATCATACTTCGTCCAAGGAATTGAATTAACAGATACCTTTACATGATGATGGTCTGTGTTCGATTTTGTAATTATGTTAAATGATTGAAAATCTTCTCCTGTTCCCGTTACAGTTTGAGATTCTAAAGTACCTTGTATAACCGGAACAAAAACATATTCAGAATTGCTCTTGTCTATTCTAAATTGATCGTTGTTAGTTCTTAAGATGTAATCTAAGGTGTTATCATTTGACTTGATAATACAATTAGCTGGTATATTAAGAGCATCTCCTGCAAGTTCACTAGCTCCTGATGTGTTTAATCTAAGTTTAATCTCACCTGTAGCTGAGGCACCTCTGAATGGATCGTGACCCGCTAGCCTTGAGAGACCATAAATAGATTCAGGGTTTTGTGCAGTTAATATATTTTGTTCAACTGTTGCGTCTTCTATATAAAAGAAAACTAAACCCGTTAGTTGTTTTAAAACTTGTAAAATTTGTGCAAAAGGAGACGCTGTTGTAAAAAGCTCACCGGTCTTATTATAGACTCTGGTCATATATGCCTTTGTGTCAGCAATCATCTCGTTGACACGAATTCTAGAAGTACTTAAGAAATTATTATCTGCCATTTTTATTTTTTAATTTTATATGTAAACTCCTACTTGATACTTAGAGTCTATATCTATATTTACAAACAACAGGTGACGGTCTACTTCTTCTGTGAAGTCAACATTCACTCTCGTGTTATATTTTCTAGATAGAGGTACAAAGGTTTCTAATTGGTCTTCTATTGTACTTGCTATCATTCTGTCATTATACCTTAAGGCATATACCAGATCGTCTAAATTTGCACCAAAATTAGGTTCTCCCATTACATCTCCTTTTCTTGTAAAAAGAAGAGTTTCGATCTGAGTTAAAAGCTGCGCAATTTCTGAGCCAGCTTCTAATTTATTCTGATCGAAATTAGGGTCTCCAACGTCTCTGATATAGAATTCCATTTATCTATATATTTATTTAAGAATGCATCATCCAGTCGACGCCTTCATCTCCTTTTATTTCTTCAATTACTGCTTCAAGTTCAGTTTCACCTAAACCTTGAATTGCATCTGGATTTACTTCTATATTTCCAGGAAGAGAGTAACCGAATATACTCATCTTTTGCCCAAGAGAAACTTTAATTTTAGCAGCACAATATCTAAAGAATGCTTCATCACCAAACAGTGCACATTCTGGAATTGTTTCGTAAACGTTTAAAACACAGTCTTTCTGAGGGGTCTCTCCTGTAAATTTAAGTTCATGTGTTAATCTACTATAATTATAGCTAATAGGATTATGAAGGATTTGTCTAACTAAATCAAAGTAAGACTCATTAACTACATAATACTGTAAGTTTTCTGCACCTTCTACAAGGTTTGCTCCACCATATAAACCTTGATACATCATTCTTTCGATAGCAAAATCACCAGAAGTAAAGTCAACGTCCATTCCTGCACCATATCTTGTTCCAGTTTCTTGTACACCGTAAACTGAATATACTTCTCCACCTCCTGTTGCAGCGTTCATCGCTGGAAGGGTAAGGCTTCTGCTATTTTTAAAAGCATCTGTTTCAAATACCTCTTTTGGAATTATTAAAAAGTTCTCTTTAACAGAGTACTCATAATTCTTATAGAACCATTTCTTAGCCCTTTTAACTATGTTTTGAACCTCCTTTTTAGGAAGATTCATAGGAATCATACATGAGCCGGTAACATCATCCGCTAATTCGTTAACGAAGTTATTAAAACATTCGCTATCGTAAGAAGGTGGAGTGTTTAACGCGTTATTATCACCTACAAATATATTACTCATTTCTTTACTTTATTTTTCTATTTATTTTATGGTCTTTCCAGAATTTATTTATCGTGTCCTTTAGGTCTTTAAGTAACTTAGTGACTTTTGGCCTATCTTCGTCATTATATACATTAGTCATTTCAGAAGGTATCATATCTTTTAATAAAGAATGTGGAATCCCTCTATATACAAGTGTTTCATCCACTTTTTCAGAAGACTCTTTAATAAACTCGTTAAAATTATTTAAATGTTTCATACTTCAGTATATAGTATCATTTCAGTCTCATTAAACTTGGCGGTTTTCTTATCATACATTCCTTCTCTAAAAATACCACCATACATCGTTCCTTTAAATGTACCTTTTCCGTATATATAGCAGTCTTTTGCTACGACTGAACTGTGTACATAAGAACTTTTAATCTTAGAACCGTTTATTTGTGTAGATTGATAGAAATTACATTCCGTAATATCAGCTCCTTCTACATCACATCCAAAAATATCGCACTGTAAGAGCTCTCCTCTCAAATAACACTTTACGAATTCATAGGCTTGAATATCTACACAATACTCTAATCTTCCTCCTTCAACTTGAATTCTACCAACATCAGAGTCATAATTAATTTTACCCGAAGAAAGGTCGCCGTGTGTAAACAACTTAATAACTCTTTCTCTAACCATAGGCCAATATAAGTCTAATATCTTAGGGTCTTTTTTAAGGTCTACAAAAAATTCAACATTTTTCCAACCTTTTTCAATCTCTCTCCAGTCGTGAAAAGATTTAATCACTCTGTCATTTTTTGCAAGAATTTTTCTAAGCTCTATTGAGTTCATTTGAGTAAACTCCTTTGACTCAGTACTATTCCATAACTGTGTTAAAAATAAATCTAAAACATGAAGTATTTTAGAAGTTTTCTTTTCCCAATCTTGCCCACCTAAATATCTAAATTCTAAATAATTTTTATGTCTCTTTTCAAAGTTAACTCCATAGTACTTAGAGTCAGGAAAAATAAAGTTGTTTGCGTTTATATGATTTCCATCGAATGTATAAACGTCACTCTTAGGTAAAACAAATTTAATTGATTTTGCGTAAGCTGAATTTTCTCTATCTGGAAAAAACTTAAATACTTGAGATTCTTTGAAATCTAAAATAAATTTTAAGACGTTCATTTTAGATATTCTATACTTATCACCTATCTTATTCTTGTCAAATGAAAGATTCAAATGTATTGAAGACCTGTCATTAGTGTAACCGTTTTTAGAAATCCAATCACAAACCCTGATAATCATAAGTCTTGCGTTGTGATAAGGTAAGGCACCTGTAACTAATTCCATTAATTTAGCACCTCCACTCATATCAGGCTCGAGCTTAAACTCTTTATCAGTTACCTCAAAATCACTATGAGCCTTGTCTTCTACTCTGATTTTCTTACCTAACAGAGAACCGAGTTCTTTTGCAGTTTTCTCAATACTAAGATTAGAGTAAAACTCAAACTCTACTCCGACAAGAGCATTTGACAGAAATTTAGATTCAGTTATGTTATTCATTCTAGAATGTATACTTAAGTTGGTTTATATATCTCTCTAAAAAGAAGAAAGCCTGGTTATCGCCCAGGCTTCCACTCTTAAAAAAATCTAAGTATCTTTTAGTAAATATACAAAAAAAATACGACCCGGAAAAATTTTAAGCTGACTTTTTTACAGCTTTAAGAAAACTTTTCTGGTTTCTTCCTCTATTCTTGATATTTCAACATTAACAGTATTACCCTGCTCGTACTCTTTTATTGAATTTTCAGGAAGTTCTGAGATGTGAAGTAATCCTGCAACACCGTCTTCAATTTCTATAAATACACCATAATCTTTAACGGATTTGATTTTACCATCAACTCTACATGGTGTAGAGTATTTTTTAGAAACTCCATTCCAAGGATTTACTCTCTCAACTCTTTCAACTTGTGTTAACGTTATTTTCGTATTACTAATAATATCTTTAATCTTAAATTCTATTTCTTCACCTGGCTTAATGTCTTGTTTCTTGTGTCTTTTTAAGTATTCTGGAGATAGGTCATTTATATGAATCATACCAGTAAGACACGTGTTAAATTCAACAAAGACACCATACTTAGCGCTTCCAGTTACATGACCCTTTTGAGTATTTTCAAGGTCACCTTTTAATTTTTCTATTTGACCAGGAATCATTGCCTGTAAATACTTTCTATGAGAAACAACAATTGTAGACTTTTCATTTGAGTATGTTACAGGAACAAAATACATTTCTTGTCCAATGATCGATTCAAAATCATGAAGCTTGTTAATACCTGCTAAAGAACCTGGCATAAAACACTCAACTCCTTGAATATCTACCATGTATCCTCCACCCGGAATCATCTTTAAGACTTTACCTACATAGGCTGTATTACCTTCTTCTATAGAAGCTAGAATTTCGTTGAATTTAGCAGTTGCCATTCCAGCACCAATAGAACCTATGACAAACCCTCTCTTGTTAGAAGATTTATCAGAAGTTACTTCTACATCAACCAACATTCCAGCTGCAATGTTTTCTCTGATTTCAGAGTCTTCTCTGTTTAAATCAATGTAAACATTTTCTCTGTACCCTATATCAACCGAAGCCCAGTGGTCTTCGATTGCATATATTTTACCTGAATAAGTTTGACCTATTTGAACATTAAAGACTACACCACCATCTCTGTCGTGGTTTTCATAAAGGTCTAAAAGTTCTTGGGCGTAAGGTTCTCTAGAAAATACTTTTACTCCTTGTGGAGCTTTAATGTGAGGATTTGGTTTTCTAGTTTTTGTTGGGCAATGTGCCTCATAAGCATCCCAGTCAAATTCTTCTGTTTCGATCTGAGAGTCTAAGATTTCTTCAATCATTTATATTTTTTTAAAGGTTAAACTGTAAATTATACTTTTTATATATCCGTTAACGCAAATAGGGTTTAAAAAACGGTCGGCATAAAACCAATCATAGGAACAGGTCCTCCGGGTGTAGTGATTCCTCCTAAATATATGAATTTTAGTTCTAACAAATGTAAGCTACATGCAGCTGCCACCGCAGTCGCAACCTTATTCGCAGGAGGCCTATGTAAACCTGCAACTTTAAATTTCTTACCATTGTTCCATGCTTTTCTTAGGTTGCCTGCTAATTTACACTTGTCTCCATAATATATTGGGGCATATATACCTCCCAGTGGAGCAGTAGTGTTACATGGTGGAATAGGTGGAGATTTCTTTAAAGGCTGAACAGCACAGCTTTTCCAATAATCAATAATAGTTTCTGCCATTAAATCATATCCATCGCCTTGGCAACCTCCTACTCCACCTTCTTGTTCAAATTCCTTGTTACTAACACATGCAGTTAAAGTATTAAACCATTTATCTCTTTCTATTTTATGTCTGTCAACCTTTTTTCTTCTAACATTAATCTCTTGAAAGTTTCTATTGTTGCCTATTGTAAACCCGTCAAGGTCTTTATCGTACGTAAATGCGGCTATGAATTTAGTATCTAACCAATCTGGTAAATCAGGGTCAAATTCAGAATCAGGTTGCCACGCGTATTGATTTATCTTGGAATTATCTCTAATATCCTTTATATCATGTGCATTATAGATTTTATCTAAAGTTGACTGTACATTTCTAGTTAGTTGTGATTGATTGGTGCCAAAAAACCCTTCATCAATAAGTTTTTGATTTACTGTTTTCTGCAACTCTTCAATCTTCTTCCAAGCTAGTTTTCCTATATCTCTAGGATAACTTCCATAGGCGAAAGAGTATACGTCATCTAAGCTTTTTGCCCAATCTTTAAACTGCTCGCTTTCATCATTTTGTAGAAGAACTCTTTCAACAATAGCGTCTGCTAAAAATTCTTTAAAGTCTTTATTGTTTTTGTTTCCTATATTTTCTCTAACTATTTCAGGAAATTTAGGAGTAGGTTCATTTTTGTCAGACTCATCTTCTAATACATTTACAATAGTTGATTTTCCTACCTCATCGATGATGGCGGTCACAGTCTTATTAATATCTTTGATAAAATTACCTTCACTATCAAAAACAGATTTAAAGGTATATTGATATTCACCAGATTGTACTGAAACTGGAACAACTAAAATACCATTCTCATCAGCTGCGGCTAAAGGCTGGTCTTCTCCGTTTATTGAATATAAGAATTTATAGTCAACTCCTTTTGTAAAACCAAGTATCGTCATAGTAGCGAAAAGACGCTCTTTATTTTCAGCTTCATTAATTAAGCCTTGTTCGTCTGCTATTTTTTCAGAGATAAAATCTTCCATGTTAATTCCACCTGTAAAGTCAATTTCATCAGTATATGGTACTGGGCATAATGAAGGAAATAAAGGAAAGTATTTAAACTTACTATATGTATGTGTTTTGGTGGGATTGCCACTCGATCTGTAATCTACATACTCGACGGTAGTATCTTTACTCTGATCGATACAATTTAATATGTCGCATGCAACGTCTGTCTTGAAATTAGGAACTACCGTAGGCTCGTTAAATTCGGCAAAAGCCGGCATTGTGAATTTATCATCAAACTCAATTCTTTCGTTTTCATAGATTTCTTTAAAAGCCTTTTTAAACCCATTATCTAAAATTGCTTTTTGACCAGGAACATGAGTATCGCCGAAAGGAGATTGAGCTTTACCATTGACCGCATTAAAATACTCAGTTGCTACGAAAAGTGCAAACTCATCTCTGCTATCTGGGCCAGATGATTTAGAATTACTGACCAGTCTGTCTGACACGTTCTTAATAAATGTAGGCCACTGTGCAGGCATTCTTACTTATTTTTTTGTTGATAATCAATGTGCTTACTTTTAGCAGTACTAATAAAAATAGGAGTAGGTGGCAGTGGAGCTCCAGAAGGACCAACACCAGTAGGGTGGGTGTGAGCTTTATAGTCGTCTAACCATGCGTTTAACCACTCTTCAAGAGAAACACCTCTTACGGCAGGTTGACTTTCATCTTCACTGTCTTCACCTGTGTTTGAGATAAAGATGTTTCCTGAATCTAAAAAGATTTTTTCATCGGAAGAAACTTTAATAATACCATTTTCATCTAATTGAATTATTGGTCTTTCTTTAGCACCTTCACCTCTTGTAATTACAAGACCATCCTCTTTAGAATGATATATCCTTATATTTCTTTCTGCATCATATACTAATGATACTACATTATGTGGTTCAGCAGAGGCATCTAGAATGTCTTCCTTTAACTCTTTATTCTGATTAATTTGAAACCAATACTCAGGGTGATAAAGGTTACCGTTGTCAAATCTGACTGCCACAATATCTCCTACTCTAGGAATTGAATGTGCTCCAACGTGGTCTCTATTCATAGGAGTTGCCCATGGAATAGCTTCATCGGGTAAATTATCAAACTTACCTATAACCTTTACTTTACATCTTCCTAAATTACTTGGGTCTTCGTTGTCGATAACCTCACCTAGCCAATGAGTTTCTCTTAAGTTGTCTCTTAATAATTCCTTATCCGTCGCCATCGTGTATATTTCCTAAAGATTCTCTGGCAGCGCTATTTAACGCGTCTCCGATGTTAGTTCCAGGAGGAACGCTGTCAGCGAAAACGTTATCAAAAATTTGTTGAGAAACCTCTCTTTGTTGGCTAGGAAGATCGGTTGCGCTGTCTACTCCTTGAACAAAATCTTGATAAATGTTTTCAAAATTGGGTGTATTTCTTCTAACTATGTCAGAAGCCTGTTGTTTTAACTCTTGTACTTTCTGTTGGCCCATTCTTTCTAAATCACCAACTGCTCTTTCTGCTAAGTCATTTAACTTTTCTTCTCCTTTAGACAACAAGTAGTCTTTTAAACTTCCATGTTCTAGGTCTTCAGGATCGTATGATGGTGCCTCTTTTTCATCGTTTCTAGAATCAACTATCATACCGTTTAAGACTCTAGCATCAACTTTATGTAATTGCTCGTATGTAAAATCTAACGTATTAACGGCGGCTCCTTCAGGATTTTTAGATAAGTCGGCAAACGGGGTTGCTCCACTATCTAATAACCATTCACAATATCCTAGTTGAAAATAAAAGAATGGTCTACCTTTACTTCCTGATATTCCAGTATTACTGTTTTCAATTCCAAGCGAAGGTTTAAAGTTACTAGGAAACTCTCTTAAACTTTCTCTATTCGCCTTTGGTAAACCTCCAATAGTTGGTTTAGATTGATTTTTAATTTGTCTAATTTCAGTTACATATATTCCAACTGAAAATTTTCTAAGGTTAGCAGGTAAAACATAAGTCCACTTTTCATCATCCCATACCGCTTTCTTATATAAGTGCATTAGACCTGCAATAGGTAGATTTAAACTTTCTAGACATGCAATACTAATAGCAGCATCATCTCCTCCCCAATAAGCATTCATTTTATTGTACTTAACTAATCTATCTAAACCTGATAGGGTCTGAAAAGTCCAAGGCAATTCTGAATTAATTTCGAAAAGAGCCTTTTTAAAGTTTTGAAGAGCCTCTAACTTTTCTTCCCATTTAGTAGCATTTACATTATTACCGTCTATTAGGTTTTCTTGCATCCACGCTTCGGCTGCACCTGAAAAAAGAGGTGACTTTGCAGGATTTGACCTATCAAATAATAGGACAAACGAAAGGTACGTCGGGTCTTGATAAGGGTATCTCTTATTAAGCCTTCCTTTTCTAAAATCTAATCCTGTCTTAAAGTCTGCCATGTCTTATATATTCATTTTAGTATTAGCCCATATTGTTCAATCTACCAGGCCACTCTCTTCTATATAAAGTTAAAGTTTGTCTTACTTTTTCATCAGCTCCTTTATATGTTATCTTCATTCCGCCTATTACATAGAATCCGCTTAAGAATTCATCTAAAACTGAAGGGTCTTTGATTTCATCTTCTCTGTCGACTTTATCTTTTACCTCAAACCCTTTTTCTTCTTTGGCCTGTTTAACTGCATCTGCGGCTGCAATCTGCTGTTGAGTTTCTCCAAAGATTGCAACAGGAACCTTTTGCCATCTATGTAAGTTAGGTGAAAATCCATTCAGCTGAAGTATTAGTTTGCTCTTAGTTGCCTCTGTCATGTTCTGATGATTATGAACAGCGGCAAAAGAATAATTTAAATGTGTGCTAGAAGTTTCAGGGTCTGCGTTCTTTCTACCAGCGTACTTATACTTTATTTCTTTTTTGTAAGTTTCTTCACCTCTTCTGCCTTTTTGAGGTTCTTCAATATCTTTTAATTCCTTACTAGATAGAGGTTCCATTTCAAAACTAACTACACCTTCTTCAGAATCATCTTCAAAATACTGTAGCACTCTTTTGTATCCATTCTTTTTGGCAGCTGTTCCAGCATCTTGTCTAAGAGAATATCCTGATACAAAAAAGTTGGTTCCTTCTATTTTACTGTGATTTGTTAAAAGCAAAGGACCTTCATCTTTGTCTTCTTCAGAATCTCCACCAGCCTCTTCATTATTAAAGTTATCAAGTAAATTTGCAAATGTAGTTTCAATATCTTCAGGGGAATCCATTAACTTATTTAAATCTACATAGTTTAAATAATAGTAAGGGTCGATATTATATGTTTGAAAACTTTCTTCACTTACGTAGGAGTGTTTAATCAAATTATCGATTACGTCACACATAGGCTCATAGCCAACTATTAAATTCATCTCGTCATCGGAAGAATCTATGTTAGTTGCAAGACCTAATCCTAAATCAGTAGACAACATTTCAATATGGTCCAAAGAAGTTCCTTTTCCGAGAGCTTTACAATCTTCGGCATACATTCCTGGTATTTTCATACGACCGGTTAAATTAAACTTAGCTCCACCAGTACCTTTATCTATGGCATTTTGTTTTGGACCAGCAACACTATCAATATCAAAATCTATTCTAATATCTTTAAAGGTATCAACCTGTCTTGAAGCTATTCTAACATTAATGACATCCCCATCTCTAGGAAACTGATCGGCCATAAGACCTGCTTGACTATCAAGAAGTGTCAAAGATATTGTAGGAATTTTATTTTCAAGGTCTATAACCATAGACTGAA